AATGGGACTATTCTTTTATAGGATAGTCCCATAACAGAAAGAAAACAGAAAGGAACAATATGGATATAAATGTAGTAGATGAAACAAATGTAGAGGGTTTTGTGGAACTCTTAAAAAAACACACGCATTTTAAAATTTCATACTTTGCAAAAAAGTATGGCAAGTTTATTTTTAGAAATGGTATGTGGACAGAAAAATGTAAAATCGATAAGGATAGAGGGTCTATAACTTATTTTGATACAGACGCAAATGGTTATAGAACTGCAACGCAAAACATTCAAATTGCAATTAAGAAAGGGGGCGAGATACTTCAATGAGTGACAGACACAGTTGGTGCCACGGACCATATTGCCACCAAAAACAAACCCAAGATAGGGTCCGAGGTGTAAAAGGAAATAAAGTATTAAGAACAAGACGAGTGCGTTGGTATCAAAGTGATTATGAAAGTATGTGGAATTATTTTTGTGGTCAACGATGTATGACAGATTATATTAATGAAAACTTGCAAGCTTTCATTAGGATAGCACCGAGACCCGAGCCACTAGAAACCCCTATTGATTTTGAGGAACGAAAGGTTAATGACAGAAGATATAATTGGGAAACTAGGGATTATGAAGATTATGTAAGAACAGAAAAAACAATCGTACCTATTGACAATGCCAATAGATAATATATTATCCTACATATAAACAGAAAGGAAATAATATGAATAAAAAAGAAATGAAACCTGAGTATCAACAAGGCGGAGCAAAGCGAGGAGAGATACTTGCTAAAGCTGTTCAGTATCTTCGAGATACAAAGTTAAGAACACCACAAGCAGACCGACAGCATTTTTTATTAAATGTTATTGGTTTATCTACTACTGAATATCTTATGGTATTGAATAGAGCCTCTAACGGTGCATTAGTGGAGGGTTTATGGAAATAACAATAAAAGATATCAGACCTGAATTCAAAATAATAGAAGATGTAAAAGATGAGCCGACTTTAAAGTCGGCTCAAGAGTTTGTTGGTGGATATGTGGAAGGCATATCTTTTCCTAATGGTGATTACTTAATCGTCAATGAGGAAGGCAAGTTAATTGGTTTGCCAATCAATGAAGATGCAACAAAGTTATGGAAGGATACGTTTGACAATGATGACTACATAACTGGTCGAGATGATTGGGTCGCTGGTAACGCAATCCTAATTAAAAAGAAAGCATTGAAACGTTGGGCTAGTTAGCCCAACGTTGCGCCGCCCTGCGGGCGGCGCGCTTCGCGCCTTCGGCGCGGTAGAGGTACCAAAGCAATTTGAAATTCCAAAAAGTTTAAATAAACAAATCCCCTAATAAAAAAAGGGGTCCCCCAGACTACCCCTTTATCCCTTGATTTAGATTTAAATAAGCGTTAAATTGTTTTTGGGTTTCAAAATCAACCTCAAAAAATTTTGCAGCAATTTTTATGGAAATCGACTTAGAGAAAATAAAAAAATTACCTACTGACGTTCAGAAAGAATTTATGACAACTTTCCTGAAGTATCAGGAAAAGAAAAAGGAGTCTCTGATTTATAATGATTTTATGGCTTTCGTAAAACACGTTTGGCCTGATTTCATAGAAGGGTCCCATCATAAAATCATCGCTGATAAATTTAATAAGTTGGCTGAAGGTAAAATCAAAAGATTAATTATCAATATGCCACCAAGACATACGAAGTCCGAGTTCGCCAGCTTCCTGCTGCCCGCTTGGATGGTAGGTAGAAACCCGAAGCTCAAGATCATTCAATCTACTCACACTACGGAACTAGCTGTTAGATTCGGTCGTAAGGCAAAGACCTTAATGGACTCTGAAGAATACAAACAAGTATTTCAAACAAGACTTAGAGAAGATTCTCAAGCCGCTGGTAAATGGGAAACACAACAAGGTGGTGAATACTATGCAGCAGGTGTTGGCTCCGCGATTACTGGACGGGGCGCTGATTTACTTATCATCGACGATCCGCATTCAGAACAAGATGCTATGAACATGCAAGCTCTTGAGCGAGCACATGAATGGTATACATCAGGTCCTCGTCAACGTCTTCAACCTGGCGGATCAATTGTCTTGGTTATGACAAGATGGAATACTAAGGACTTGACAGGAGCACTGTTAAACGCGCAGCGAGAGACTAAAGCTGATCAATGGGAAGTCGTAGAGTTTCCAGCTATCTTACCAAGTGGTAAACCTGTTTGGCCAGAGTTTTGGAAGTTAGAAGAATTAGAAGCTGTTAAAGCTTCTGCTGGAGTTCAGAAATGGAATGCGCAATATATGCAAAACCCAACTTCAGAAGAAGGAGCAATCATTAAACGTGAGTGGTGGAAAGATTGGGACAAAGATTATATTCCACCTTTACAACACGTAATTCAATCTTACGATACTGCATTCATGAAAAAGGAAACTGCGGACTTTTCTGCCATTACGACTTGGGGTGTTTTCTATAAGAACGAAGATTCAGGACCACAACTAATATTATTAGATGCTGTAAAAGATAGATTTGAGTTTCCAGAGTTAAGACGAGTTGCCTTAGATCAGTATGGTTATTGGAAACCTGAAACGGTTATTATTGAGTCAAAAGCTTCTGGATTACCATTAACTTATGAGTTGCGAAAAATAGGTATTCCTGTTATTAATTACACACCCTCAAAAGGCAACGATAAGCATACGAGGGTTAATAGCGTAGCTCCACTATTTGAAAGTGGCTGCATATGGGCGCCCAAAAACCAAGAGTTCGCACAAGAAGTAATTGAAGAGTGCGCAGCCTTCCCTTATGGAGATCACGATGATTTAGTAGACTCTATGACGCAAGCTGTCATGCGCTTTAGACAAGGTGGATTTTTGGAACTTCCTGATGATTACAAGGATGAGCCATTACCACAAAAACAAAGGACGTATTATTAGATGTCAGGAATTATAAAAGCATTGTTTTTAAATATGGGTAAGGTCTTACCTTATTTTAAAATGACTCCCGAACTAGCTCAACAAGTTTCTAAGAATTTAGCAAAGGTTATGATGTATGTTAAGAGCAAAGGACTTGAGCTAACTAAAAAACAAAAATCATACATATCCGATCAAGCAAAACAATTAGAGTTGTATGAAAAGTCAATTACTCCTTCTGCAGTAAAAGGACCTAAAGCAACTGTTACAGATATCACTGAAAGATTAGGACCAGAGGCTCCTTACTCTACAAAAAATCCAAAAGGATGGATGCCTTCTGAAACAGAAGAAGCAGCTTCACAAGGTAGAGGTATTATGACTGAGATGGGATTCAGTCAGAACTTAGTCGATGACACGATTAATTTATTAAAAGACAAAGATGTAAAAAGTATGTCAAATGAACTTAAGAAGCTTATGCTTCGAGAAGGAACGTACGCTGATTATTCAGAAAGAGAACGTAAAGCTGTTTTAGACGGCATACAAAAGATTATGGAATCAAGAGGTGGTTATTTAGATTTTGCTACAGGTGGACGAGTAGGTCTTAGTAAAGGTCTTGTTGAAATGATGATTAAAACCATCTTAAAAAATAAAAATTTAGTTCAAGAATTTTTTTCTGTTAGACCTGACCAAGTTACTAGAGAAGCTTTAGAAAGAATGGCTAGTCGAAATATGGCTGGACTTAAAAAAACTTATAATCTTATCGTAGATAAAATTGGTATGGGAACAAAAGTTCCAGAACAAGTAAGTCTAAATAAAATTCTTAGAAGTGAAGGAGTAAAATTTAATAAACACGTTGATGATACGATGGACAATTTTTTCCAAAGATCAGGTGATATTAAATATGATGCAGATGCTTTAACTGATTCTTTCTTTGAAGGTATTGGAAGTACAGTCGATGACGTTGCCTTAAAAGATAGATTAAAAGTTTATGATGCTTTCTATAAAAAATTGGCTAAACAACAATACGGAGATATTATGAGAAAAAGGGCAGCTAAAAATATGTATGAACAAGCTGCTCAAAGAGAAATGGATGCAATGGAAGCAGCAGCCGATGTTGGTATGAAAGAACCAATGGGACTTACTAATGAACAAATTTATGCAAAGTACCAAGATAAAATTTCAGATGATTTGTTAAAGAAAATTGTTATTGACGACAATCCACAAAGAAGAGCCGAAGTTATGGCTACTCTTGATGAAGCATTATTAATGATGGATAAAGGTATGGACAAAGATCAAATACTAAACATTATAAAAAATACTACAAGAACTAAAAATGCAAGCGGCGGTCTAAACTATTTAATGGGGTTATAGTCATATGAAATTCTCTGAGAACATTCAGATGATGAAATATCTGACTCGCCCTGCCCGACCCTCGAAGCTAGATGCGAGCGTCGAGAGTCTAAAGAAAGTTTCTCCAACTACAAATATTTCCACAGAAGAAAAAGATAAGAATTTAAAAGCAGACGTCATTGATATGATGTCGCCTGGTCCATTGAAAGATGAACTAAGAGGAACTTATGATCCAACACAAGAAACATACGAAGAGTATTTACAAAGAAGAGCCATTCAACAAATTGACAGACCTTTAACGGGTCAAGCTCCAGTCGAAGATGATTCAGTCTTAATGGCAATGGGAGGTAGAGTTAATTTTGGATTAGGAGGAGAGGTAAAGAAATTCTATGAAACTGAATATTTAAATCCTGATTCTATTTACAATAAATTTAAAACTCAAAGTCAATTTGAATCTATCAAAGGAAAGTGGGAAGAATTAACTCCTGGCCAAAGAAGAAACATAACGAATACATATCAAAAGTATAAAAACAAAAGTAAAAATTTTAATCTTTATAAAAGAGGTAGCTACATTACTTTAACTGATCTTGCAAAATTAGTTGGTAAGGAAGGAAGAGTCGTGACTCATCCAGTCACGGGAAAGAAAAGAATTTTAGGTGGATTAAGAGAACAGATATTAGAACCTATTTTACGTGAAGCTTCAGGTACAAGAAGAAATTTAGGTTCTGCTAGATTTGCAGAAAATTTCTTAATGAAGGATTTAAAAATGAAAGCTGTAGATCTAGGTCAAGGTAAGCCTACTTGGATAATTAAGAATCCAAATGAAACACAGTTGCAAAAAATAAAAGATTATTATTTACGTAAAGGCAGTAAATATGGAATTACACCAGAAGTTGAAAAAAGAGTTTATCAATTATTTAGAGATCCCATTACAAGCTCGTATTTAAAAAAAGGAAAAGTCGTCCCAGAAAAAATTGCCATAGAAAGATTTAAAAAATTAGGAATGACTCCTAATCAAGGAAGTTTTGCAACTTATAGATTGGCCCAAGTTTTAAATGGAACAGAGTTTTTAAACGTTGGAAAACTTAAACTTCCAGTAAATAAAAAAATAGCTACTAGTTTGTTTAGAGACATAGATAGATTTCCATGGAAAAGTATTTATGCAGAAGCTCCTTATCGTGCAGCATTAGATGCAATTACGAATGACGTAGGAGATACTTACTTTGATACTAAAGATCTTAGTAGCATGAAGAGACAAGCTAGAAAAATTTTAAATGAGGCAGGGATACCTGTTTATGATCCAAGAAAAAAGAATCCTTATGGAGTAAACTTAAATGAGATAGCTGGAGTTAAAGCAACAGCTAGAACAGGAATGGCTCCTTATGGAACATTTGTAAATATTTTAGAAGGAAAATTAAATACACAAAACTATGCTTTATTTGTTAAAGACTTTGAGAAACACATTGAAAAATTAAAAAGCGCGGTAAAGTCTAATAGAGGAAATCCAGAACAAGTTATAAAAAATTTTGAAGAGAAGAGAAAAAAATTTATTAAGAACACTAGAGGATTAAATGAAGCAAATGTACCTAAACTATCCATTAAATCACCTACACAAGTTTATGGCTTACAACGAATTTCTGAATTAAAAGGATTAGGCCTAAACCTTGAAGATAATTTTGCTAAGACAGGAGTCACTATTGATGTAGGTAAAGCTAGAACCATTAAAGAATTTTTAGCTAATCCAAATGCAAAGGGTATTTACGATAAGCTATCAGGAACTTCTCCTAAAATGCCTTTTATAGACAAAGTATTTGCAGCTTCTGTTTTACCAGCAATGATTGGTTCACAATATATTCCAGAAGCATTAAGGGATCTTGGAGTTGTTAGAAGAGAGTATGAATTATCTGCTGGTATTGGAGAAGGACTACCTCCAGAAATAGCTCCTTCATTAACAGAAAGAGCTGCAGCAGGAACTGCAACAGCTGGAACAGCGGCAGCAGCAGGCAAAGGAATGTTTGGTAAATATGCACAACAGATTGCAAAAGGAATAATTCCTGCAGCTGGAGTTTATTTTAGTCCAACGAATATTGCTAGAGGTTATGCTTTTGATGGTGAAAAATTAGATTTAAAAGACCCTGAATCCAGATTAGGACTTGAAGCTGAGTTAGCTTTTGCTCCTGCTCTTGTCAAAGGATCAGAATTAGCAACGAGCAAAATAAAAAATCAAGCAGTAAAAGGTCTTGCTGAAAGAGCTTTAAATTTAGGAATGAGAGCACCTACGGCTCTTAGAATTGCAAGAGCAGCTTCTCCTATTGGAATTGCTTCTTTGTTAGGTGAAGCAGCTTATGGTTATGGTAAGTGGGCTAAAGGTGAAATTAAACGAATTAAAAATATGTCTCCAGAGGAAAGGGAGCGTTATGATGCAGAACAACAAATGTCATTTAGTGGAATAGGAATGGCATCTGGTGGAAGAGCAAAATTTCAAGAAGCTGGTTTTGTACAAAGAATGTCTCAAGCAGCTGATCCAAGAAATATTCCTTACTATGCACAAAAAGCATTAAAAGGTTTAGCATCAGGAGTTGAGATGGCGATTAAAGTTCCTGCTGCAGTAGGTGTTGGAATTGGAAAACTACTTCAACAGAAACCAAGTATGGAAATGTTTGAACAATTTACAAAAGCAATAGAGCCAAGTGCAACACAAGCTCTTTCTGAAAAATTTGGATTAGAAAAGTTAATTAACAAAAGTGAAGAAACTCTTATGAAAGAAAGACCATCAGCAATTGCAGTAGGTGATGTATTAGAGCTTGGAGCAGAAATGGTAGCACCTGCAACTGGTTACATTAAATTAATCGAAGATGGTGGAAGCAAACTTTATAAAATATTAAAAGCTTCTAGAGAAGGTAAGCCAATTGATCCTGTAGATTTTGAAGAAGTAGCAACACAACTTTCTAAAGCTGGAATTGACCGAAGAGACTTTTTAAAAATAACTGGAGGAGCTAGTGTTTATGGTTTAGCCAAATACATAGGAATAGTTGATGCAGTTAAAATTGTAGAAAAAATGAAACCTATAAGAATGTTAGGTAAATCATCTAGTAGAATGCCAGAATGGCTTCCAAGTTTTGCATCTAAAATTTTAGATGATACTAATTCTGTTTTTAAACAAATTGATGAAGATCTGGTTGAGATAACTAATAAAAACTTACCTGATGTATCTATAGGCAAATATTCAAATGGAAGATGGGAAATATCAGGATACAATGAATATGGAAAACCTTATATAATTGATTATGAACCACCTTCTATTTTAGAAGACGGTACAAAATATGCAGGAGACTTTTCTGTTTTTGACAACGTACCTTCTAGAATGGGACCAGATGATGTAGAGTTTGATTCAGAACTTGTAGACAGTATTGATGATGTTTTAGGTGGACCATCTAAACTTGAGGAGTGGACAACAGGAGTTAAAAAGAAAGAACTTACTCCAGGAGAAAAAAGAGTTATTGAAGCAGAAGGTAGAGCAGACGCAGAATATGATGCTTGGAGAGAATCTGAAGATTTTGTAGATGAATAAGCTAACAAAGACAATACCTCCTAAATCAGGACCCCAGCCACAAGGCTTGAATATTAATTATAATAGTGTTAAATCTATTCCTTCGGAGAAAATAAATGGCAGACAACATAGACAAAGCATTACCCAACGTAGAGCAAACAGTAAACGTACCTTCGCCTGAAGAAGTTCAAGAAGCGCAAGTTGAAGAACAACAGCAACTTGATGAAGCTGGAAATCCAGTTGAGATAACTGAAAATGAAGATGGATCAGTAGATATTAATTACGATCCAGCAGTAGCTTCTGTAGAAGGTGGAGAAGGTCACTATGATAATTTAGCTGACCATTTACCTGATGACGTATTAGGAAGATTAGGAAGTTCACTTTATCAAAACTACCAAGATTATAAATCTTCAAGAAAAGATTGGGAAAGAACTTACAGAGAAGGTTTAGATTTATTAGGATTTAAATACGACAATCGAACAGAACCATTTCAAGGAGCATCGGGTGCAACACATCCTGTTCTTGCAGAAGCCGTTACACAATTTCAATCACTAGCTTATAAAGAATTATTACCCGCTGAAGGACCAGTAAGAACTCAAATTTTAGGATTACCAACTCCTGAAAAAGAACAACAGTCTCAACGTGTAAAAGATTTTATGAATTATCAAATCATGGATCAGATGAAAGATTATGAACCTGATTTTGATCAAATGTTATTTTATCTACCTCTAGCAGGATCATCATTTAAAAAAGTTTATTATGATGAGGTAGAACAACGAGCTGTATCAAAGTTCGTACCTGCAGATGATTTGATCGTTCCGTATTCAGCTACCTCATTAGATGATGCGGAATCAATCATTCATGTTTTGAAAATTTCAGAAAATGATTTACGTAAACAACAAGTTGCAGGTTTTTATAGAGACATAGAATTAAAACCAGGTCAATTAAATGAGTCTGATGTTGAAAGAAAAGAGAGAGAACTAGAAGGTCAAAGTAAATCTGCAAGAGAAGAAGATGTATTTAATATTTTAGAGTTCCATACAAACTTAGACTTAGAAGGATTTGAAGATGTAGGGCCCGATGGTGAGCCAACAGGAATCAAATTACCTTACGTTATAACATTAGAAGAAAATTCAAGAGAGATTTTATCTATTAGAAGAAATTACGAAGTAAATGATCCAAAGAAAAATAAAATTCAATATTTTGTACACTTTAAATTTTTACCAGGACTTGGCTTTTATGGTTTTGGATTGATTCACATGATTGGTGGATTATCTAGAACTGCTACATCTGCATTAAGACAATTACTTGATGCTGGTACTCTTTCTAATTTACCTGCTGGTTTTAAACAGCGAGGAATAAGAATTAGGGACGACGCACAGTCTATTCAACCTGGCGAATTTAGAGATGTCGACGCACCAGGAGGAAATATACGTGACGCATTTATGATGCTTCCAT